CTACAGATGCAATTGAAGGGTTTAGATCTGGATATTTTATTGATAGAACAAAACCTGAGAATATAACTAGTTTAGCTAGAGAAGGTGGTCCAATAGAAAATATTGGATTTGACGATATGTTTTCACCAAAAGGTGATGATATTAAAGGAAGGGTCTCTACTAGAGGTGATGAGGTAAATATGGAAAATGTATTAAGAGGAGGTTAATATGGCTAAAGAAAAATATAAAGACCATAACATATTGGCTCATAAAGGATACACAGATGAGTACATGTTAAAAGAAGCTGGGGGTCCTATGAAACTTGCAGGGACTCCTAAGATTAACTCATGGATGATTAATAACGAATATAGATTAAATAAACAATCTGGAACTCCTATTAAAGAATGTAACGAGTTAAGAACCAAAGCTCAAAGAACTGTAGCTGAAGTAAGACGACAAAGAGGCTACTGACCGCAAGCGAAAAAAAAGGTCGCAAAAAGACATTGATTGTCCAATTTGCGACCTTAATTTTTCTATGATTTAGTATCTGTAACTATCTCAGGTTTCTCTTCTTTATCTGATTTCTCAAAGGCACCGTTCTTAGCCTCTATTAAAAACCCAATAAGATTCCTTAACTCCTTATCTTCCAAAGGAATATCCTCTACTTCATAGATAGTAGTATTGACAACTGGTGATGTTACATCAGTTGTTTGTATAGTTACTTTTGCCATTACTTCCATAATTATTTCTCTTTTAAAATTTTATTTATAGTATTCTCCGTAAACCATCTAAAATTATTCTTAGATGCCCACTCACCATGTGTACACTTAGTCCCATCTTTTCTTACCTTTGCTCTAGGCATAGGCGTTTTATGGTTATAGAAAAGAAAAACTAACTCCGTACCAAAAGGAAGAGCGTCTCTAATAAAGAGATACTTACGAGCTTCTGCAGAATCCATGAATCTACCTTTAGCTTCAACCAGTATATCATCTGTTTTAAAATCAGGATGATAGTGATGATCAACAGTGTAGGGTATCTTATCGGGATGATATTCACAAGACGATAATATACCGTCCCTTAGTTCACCTTCCCACTTAGAGTCTGCATTTCTTACTTTGTTTTTCCAACGATTATTAGGCTTATACCCCATAAATCACTCCAGTTTTTCCCCATCCTCATCTAAACCTAGATGTTGTGTTACCATGCTTATTATAGACGAGTAGCACCATTCACAGAAAGTAACTGGGCTAATGCCAAAATAACCTTGAACACCACCACAAGAGGGGTCGTAATCACTACCACATACAGAGCATTCATCTTTTGGAATAAAAGCTTTATCTATTTTGTCCAATCTGTCCTCCAGAGTCTTGGGTTTTTTCTTTTTTGTTTTTTCTTTAAAACGAGTTGTAACTTGGAAGTCTCATCCATTCGAACGAGACCCCAAGTTTTTTTATTTGGAGTACTATCCACCTATCCATCCAAAAAGCAATGCCACTACAACAATTCCTAAAAAGATGGTTAATGATTTATTTTCCAAAACTTTTTTTACTAAGTCTTGCATATGTACTCCTATTTAGATAATTCATTCGTTATGTCTTTATCTAGTAACTTCCAGATAATTCCAGCTGCAATTAAGCCTGCCAAACCTGCGTTACCTAAAGTCCAGACAATATCAAGTATAGAGCCAATCACATTCCCAGTTAGGAATGCTACTTTGTTACCAAAGATAATTTGCAATACAATTGATAAGCTGATTAACTTGATACCTACATCTATCGCACCATCAGCCCCGTTCTTTATTTTATCTAACATTTTTACTCCTTTCTTTATTAAACATCACTATGCTTTTCTGCATAGTACATGAGCCCTTTAATCTTACTAGGGCTCTCCATGAGAAGTCCAAGTGCAGTGTTACAGTGGTGACACAATAGACCCCTGACCTTGCCAGTTTTATGACAATGATCTACATATAACTTATGATCATCATCTAAACCATACTGGCAATTCTCATTGGCGCAAGTACCTCCCTGCTCCTCAATAATCTTTTCTTTTTCCTCAACAGAAAGATTATACCTCCACTTATCCATATAGCCGGGGTTAGATTCATTGAAAGATTTGTTATACTTACTTCTACAATCTTTACAAATAGTACGACAACTAGGGTTAGTAGCGTCTAACTGACTCTTGCTAAAATGGAAAGATTCTTTTAACTCTTCACATCTACTACAAACTATAGTCTCTTGGTCAGACATTTATTCCCAACCAGAGCAACCCAAAGAATCAACAGGTGTACATTCGAGTCTTTTAGCCTCCTCCATCTTTGATTCAAAGACCGCACAGTTTGCTAAAAATATTACTGAAACACAAAATAATAGTAATTTCATTCCATCTCCTTTTCTTCTCCGACTAAGTCCACCATTTCACATATACTTCCTGTACATGCCAATGCTTTATTACCTATTGTTGTATCTGTCAACTCATACTCACTAATTAAGTTCCAGTCTACGGATGCAGGCATTGTCTTAGCTAGTTTATCGTACTCTGTCTTAGTACAATCCTCATAAGGTGCTTGTTGATATGAATGGTCTGAATGAGGTAAGAAGCTAACTCCACTTACTTCATCGAAATGTTTATAAACCCATGAGCCTACTTCCATCCATTCGTTTTCTCTAACACTTACTGTGACACTAGGTTTATGTTCACAATAGTATCTTTGATAAGTTAGCCACAACTCTAACTGCTCTATTGCACTTCTGTCGTTTCTAAGGACTGCACCTTTAGGAGCCTTAGTAGGAAATGTAAAGACCTTAACACTATCAGGCTTCATTACATCTACCTCACAGGGTATACCTTGGTCTTCCATTAATTGTGCAATAGGATCTTTTGCATCTGCTCTTACCCTGCGATAGTAGTAATCGTTATGCCTAGTGTGAATACCAGACGCTGAATCAACTAATTGACTCACCGTACCACTTGGTTTAATAGCAGTTGTTGCAGTAGCCTGACTAATTCCTAATAAGCCAGACCACTCTTTATTAACCTTAACTGTTTCCTTTCTAAGGTCTGATAAGAAGTCTGGTAAGTTTCTTTTACCATAGTAACCTCTATCTGTATTACTACCATTCATAAATGAATTATCCATAATACCAGTAAGAGATACACCTAGTAGCGCTTCCTCTTCTGTATTTGAAACCCATTTAGGTCGTAATCTTTTAATATTTGTTAGTGAAGCTTGGAATGTACCAAGTATCGTAGCTAACCTAACTTTCCTAAGTATGTCTTTTTGAGAGTCTTCTGCTCTTATAACCACTTCTGTTAAATTACAAAACTGACCATCTCTAAGAATAATCTCACTACAAGGGTTGCAACCAAAATCATGATTAGGATCTCTTCTACCTATAGATGCCACTTGCTTTACAGCGGCTTCTCTATTAAAGATACCACGCTCACCCGACTTAGACTCATAGAGTGATGTCCACTCTTTCATGAATATACCCATATCAGGTTTCTCTGTATAGCACACACTATTATTACTTAGAGCCATCTCTGGTGTATCTGTCCACCATTGCCCACTCTTAGCATTACGCATACGCTCATCAGTTAAATTACTTAGAGAAATCAATGCACTACGTCTAACACCACCTACTACCACAACCTCTGCAATCTTACACATCATACGGTGACATTCATAGCTTGTTAATTTACGACCACATGCTTCTTTAAAGATGTTAGTGGCAAAGTGAAACAAGTCGATCAAAGGCTCAGGTCCACTGGCTCTACCGCCAAATGTTTTAAGTCTGGAACCTTTAGGTCTTACTTTTGAGAAATCCCATTTAGGCATCTCTCCATCATATAAGTATGTAATAAGCTTACGGAAAGCAGATTGCCAACCTTCTTTACTATCTTGAACCACGATAGAATCCTCTACATCTAGCAACTCTTCAGGGACTTCAGGTAATTTACTTATGTGCTGTCTTTCAACACTGAAACCCACACCTGTACCGTGCATAAGTATAAACAATGTTTCATCAAAAGCTTTAGGATGGTCTACACTCAAGTAGGCACAATTGTAACCTGCTATGTGATTTTTAGCTAGAGCAGGTCCTGCAGTCATTAGAGCCCTCATACTAGGCATAACATCTAAATTAAGAACCGCTTCTTCGAGTACCTTCCTAGTCTTAGGAACTAACTCTTGGTCAGTGTTTTCCTTTAAATGTTGCTCCATGAAATCGAAATAACGGGCGACAGTTTCTTCCCACGTCTCCCTCCTATTTTTCTCAGGTAGCCATCTTGCATACCTACTAAGGGCTATAAAATTTTGGTAGTCTGTTGCTAGTTTTTTCATTTAAAATTTCCTCTTTTCTTTTGTTCTTTCTTTTTGTTTAATATTATTTTAGTATGCCATATTCTGTTATGTCTAAGTGCATACTTAAGCTTATTTATTACAGGGTTCTTAATCTTTGTCATTTGTTTTTGGAAGGAGTCCTAATCCCTTCAGTTTGTTAAAATACCTTTTATGGACATCTGAGTACATTCTAAAACCCTCGTAGTACTCAGTGTCCTCCTCAATCAAGCTGTGAAATTTTGTTAATGCCTCAGCTAACTGCATAACATCTTTCCCCTTAATTGACTCTTCTTCTAGACTTTCCCTTATACAAGATTTGAGAAGTCTATTCTCAGTATTTAATAATTGATAATTAATGGATGTCATACCAAGTCTCTCCTATCTTTGAATTACCAGACATTGGGCAATCAAAACCCAACCTCTCACCTGCAATCTTGGCAGACTCTTCCAATATCTTAGATAGTTTATCCGCATCTCTTTTATCACATTCAAAGTTTTGTTCGTCATGCATAATTGCTAATAACTTACAATTTATATTATTCTTCTTAATAAGACTGTCCGATACAATAGCCCACTCTTTAGCTAAAATCGCCTCATTACCTTGTAACAAGTAATTAAGAAGTTTATGTTCAGAGTCAACTTGAATCTTTCTACCATCTTGAGCAGTTATAAATTTATTACCAGATCTATGGAACTCGGTTATCAATTTATCTTGCAATTTCTTAAGAAGTGGAAATGTCCTTAAAAACTTAGTCTTTAGTACAGTCCCCTCTTTAGATTTACCACCAACAATGGTTCCAAGTTTTGTAGCACTTGCGCCAAATAAGAATCCATAAATAAAAGTCTTAGCTTGACTTCTATCTTTCAATCCTGCGGCTTTTTGATTGACAGTGTGTACATCTGTACCATCTTCTTCTTTTCCTGTAGTAACTGTCTCTACATATCTAGGGTCACCCATTGCTGAAGCCAATAACCTCAATTGGGCAGATGCTAAGTCGCATCCGACTAGTATTTTATCTTTTGGGGATATGAAGATACTTCTCATTTCCTTTCCAAAGACAGCTTTTGCTCCGGGAACATTCACTAGGTTTCTATGTGACATTCTTCCAGTAGCAGTACCTAGTGTAAAAGGTACACACTCTAATCTACCATCATCTCTACAAACACCAAGCCAACCTCTGTCTTTCTTTTTCTGATTTTGCAATGTGTTTCTTCTATGCTGGTAAACAGCGTGTAAAGCTATATCTTGTCCAAGATCACCCTTAATAGAATTGTAAGAATCCTCTGTTAACTTAGCAGAAGTCCTTACTAAACTACCATCTTCGGCTCTCTTGGTATTCCACTCTGTAGGCTTCCAACCGTGCTTAAATAGTAACTTCTTGACCTCTGCAGTCTGTGTAAGCTTTGCAGGGGTTATCTCAACTCTACAGTATGGTCCATTAATCTGTAGACCCTCAGTGTTATTAATAAAATCAATACACTCGTAATCTTGGAACCAATCTTGTATATGCTTATGTAGTTTCCCTGCCTTAGTCCATTTAGGGATTATTGGTTTTCTTAATTGCTTACCACCTACTAGACCTTTCTGATAGTCAACACCCTCAGTTTTCATTATCTCATTACACTCAGAATTACTAACCCAAAAGTCAGGACATTTAAGTATAGGTGGCATCAAAGGTTCAATCTTATCTCTTAGCTTATCAATCTCTTTAGTTAAAAACTCTAGATGTTTATCAGCAAGGTCTTTATCAACTAACCAACCGTTTTTCACTTGTTCAGCACTTATCTTAGCTATCCTGAACTCACGATTTAAAACCTCTTTTGGTACTCCAGACTCTTTAAATTCTCTCAATAAAGAATGAAACACCCTGACATTAATCAATACATCCTGTTCACATCTATTCAACATAGACTGTTCAAATCTTAACCATTGACCTTGAGATGGTTTCAAAACACCGAAGTGCTCTCCCCACATCTCAAGTCCATGTCTACCTTTATACCTTCCAAGAGTCCTATTAAAATTTAATAATTGACTCATAAGAAAAGTATCAACAAGCCTAGATTTTGTTTCGAAATTAAAAAGCTTCTTTAATAAAGGTATGTCGTACATTATTATATTATGACCTATCAACTCATCAGATCCCGATAAGTACTTTAGACCATCTGCAATAGATGGACAATCATCGCTATTATCTGAAAAAGTAATCGCATCCTTAGTAATTATATCGTAGGTAGAGATACACCAAATCCTAGTAGCATCATTAACGAAACCATCAGACTCTATGTCAAAAACTAACTTTTGCATAACTACACTCCTCTATTGAAACTCCGAAGGGGTACTATGTAAACGACCTGTATTATTATCATACCTTGCACAACCTGCAGGTCCAGTGTGTCCTGTAAACCTGTTTTTTAGTACAGAGATTCCGACTCTTTGCCGTTCACCCTCATCCTCCGAGTATTTATTTCTAGAAAAACCGATGATTTGAAATGCTATCTGTTTTAAACTGCCTGACCCTTTTAAAGAGTCTTCAGTTATAGATGCACCTTCCTCAAAGGTTCTACTACCTCCACTGGTCTTCCTTAAATGAGAGACCACTCCAATCCAAACATTATGCTTCTTACATAATTTAAGAAGATCAGACATAGCTTTATCCATAGCTTCATTTACATTACCGTCAACCTCACTAACTGCAATAGTTATGTGGTCAAGGAATATAAACTTACAACCAGATGCCGCCATAAATTCTATCTTATCCATAAGAGATGAATCACTTACAGAGCCCTGATGGTCTAATAAGAGAAGACGACCTGAACCTGCAACATCTTCCCAAGCTTTAGAGCCTTCTACTCCTGAGCGGTCAAATTCTACGTCTGGTAGGTTTATTCTCTTATTAAGGTGTACCCCTATTATTCCATCTAAAGTCTCCCGTATGGACTCCTCAAGGGACACTACGCCAATTTGGTAGTCTGTAGTCATTATTAAATGATAAATATCCTCTTTTACAAAAGTAGACTTTCCAGAGCCAGTCCCTGCAGTAAATATAGTCAACTCACCAGTTCTTCTACCGTAAGTCATCTTATTTACATTGGCAAAACAATCGGGATAAGGCACAGAATCTTCTCTTCTATCTTCATTAAATAAGTCCCAAGTATCAGCAGAATTAACAATACCTGCAGGAGAGTACATCTCAGCATTCCATATTGCCTTCTCTAATTCATACGTCTTACCTGCAACTAGATAGTCAGAGGCATCTTTACCATATCTACCTAAAGCACCAATCTTAGCTTTACCAGTCCTAACTAACCTAGCACAAGCTTTTGCACCATCTCTTCCTGCCTCATCGTAGTCAAATAAGAATACGACCTCTTCAAAAGAATTGAGGTAGGATAGGTTAGCAACTACCTGCTTATGAGCACCTTGGGCTCCATTGATAACTGATACAACCGCCCACTCTTGTTTCTTATCTTTCCATACTTGTTGTATAGACATAGCATCTAATGCACCTTCTGTAACAACAATACGTTTACAAGAACCGGGGGCGAACTTAGATTGACCAAAGAACTCATTATTGTTCTTAACAGATCCTATCGCAAGAAACCTTTTGGCATCTAAATCCCTCCTCTCATAACCAACTATTTTTCCTTTACTGGTTATAGGGTAATAATGGTATTTAATAGTCTTACCATCTTCTTCTGAGTATCCAACTTTAACACCATAAAGTTCTGCTATGTCTTTTGTAATCTTACGCTCACGAAAACCTCGCACTGGATAATCTTTTATTTCATCGACAGACTCTATAATGTTTTTAAATTCTTTAGGAGTCTTCTTTGTATCAACTTTCTCATCACTGTATATACCTGTATCTTCACAACCAAAACAATAATAAGTCATCTTATCACCGTTGTCGTAAACA